GTCTGCGGTCACGCCTTTGATAGCACCTTCTTCGGTGAGTGCGAGACGGTCAAAAGTAGCGGGAACGGCGGCCTGTCCATCGGGCTGCTCGCCCCATTTCTTGACATCGTCCAGCATTTTTGCGGCATCAATATCATCCGCTGTTTGTTTAGCCTGTTTTGACAAGCTTTTAAATTCTTCTTTCTCTTCAGGCGTTGCGGTATTCGATTCCATCTTTCCACGAATCGCATCCGCCTTATCCATAATAGCCTTCAGAGATTCTTGTAATTTTTTGACGTCCATTTGAATCTCCTAAACCTTATATTTTGTTTTGAAATAGTCAAGAACCATTGCATCTATCTGCCAATCATCACTAGGAGGATTCTCCGGTAGATTGATACCCAATGATTTCAAAAATTCCAGTGAACCAATCATACGAGGCTCACATGGAACATCTGTCAATGCACCGGCAAAGAACGGCCAAGTTTTCAGCCATGTTGCTTTGCCTGTTTTCACACGTTCCACATACTGCGGAGCGGAATCGGATGATGTGCCTAACTTTCCCTGTTTGATAAGTTCAGCAATCGCTTTATTATATTGGTGACTTCGCTCCAATTTTCCTAAATACCACCTGCCAATTTCATCATCCCCAAAATCCACAATCTGACCAATAACTGGAGAATCCTTGAAACTTTCATCCTGTGCATGGTCCCAAGTTAGCGGTCTAGGATTTTTCCCAAGTACATCATCCCAAAAGTTTGTATCTTTAGTAAAGTATTCGACTTCCAAATCAGCCTTATCAGGATTACCCCAAAGATGGGAATATCCTTTTATCTCATTTTTGGCAACAAATTTTACAGCGAGAAAATCGGGATAGTCTGGGGGCTGAATACCCAATGATTTAACATAGGAGTAATTCAAACCTTCTTCAACTTCTTTCGACTCATCTTTACTTTTGACTTCTGCGGAAGCCTTTTTTTCTTCACTGTCTTTTCCCTCTTTAGCCGCTTTGACCATTTCCTGAATTTCACCGTTTATGAACTCCATTAAAGACCGCATGATATTTGCAAGAGATTGCATATCATCTGGCTCATGTACTTCACTAATCGCCATCTCCGCTAATGTTGAAATCACACCAGCCGCCCTTGCAATATCCCATGCTTCAGAGCGGGCATATTCAGTCCCGCCCATCTCCATCATTTTCATAAATCCAATATGTGATAACTTTTCAGACATTTCTACCTCACAAACAAAAACAGCGACGAAAAACACAACCTTCACAGGCTATGCCTTTCGTCGCTGTAATGTACAGCCTCCGACTACTGGCTAATATTCAATTGTTGGCAGTTTACACTATTTTCTACTTTGTGGCAAGTCTAATGTATCATCCAATAAGTAATAAAACTGTCCAGATGACAAGTAGAACAAACGGGGCATTGAGCGATAGACTTACGCCTAACAATAAAGCAAATGCCCATCCTAGACACAGTGTTGCAATAGTTCCACGAGATATATTCATGATAGTCTCCTTTCATTAGATTTATAGACCGCCGCCACCGCCGAACATAAAACTTTCCATTTCTGTCCATGCGCCAATTACACCAATTTTAAACTCCTGCAATATTTTGTTATTTCCATGCCTGGTACTATCAACTACAAATTTATTTATTGTCGGCCATCCTCGCATTTTATGACCAATAATTTGATAGGATGGATGAAGTACAAATATCCACCAGGGCAAAGAGTTAGAATATCCAATCCAATAAGCGGCTTCGTTGACACTGAATTTACCCATTTTTGCCAATTCCATTGTGCGTTTATGCGGTAATGATACATTGGCAAAAACAAATCGTCTTTGTTTGTCAGATGACCACATAAACGGCTGACCGCTTTTATCAGGTGGATACATTCCCATTTTGAATCCATCTGTATTCATATAATCACTGGATTTTTTCAATCCACCTTTGAGAGCGTAAGGCCCGTATTTTTCAAATTTAGTTTTGAGTTGTGTAAACTTGGCGGTATCAATTTCGACTTCGATCATATCGTAAATACCTTTCCGTCATCATCTATCAAAATATGCTGACAATTCCATCCGCCACATTCAAAATTATGACTTGGTGGAACCCATCCACGATTACGCCACCATGACGCTCGATGACGTTGACCGTATAATCGTTTACAATCCTTGCAACTCTCTTTCCCACTATCCCCTGAAAAAGTAAGCATTTTATTCCCTACTCCTGCTAACTTCGCACCATTATAAAGCATATCTAAACTGTCCGTATATCCGTTTGCTCTTGCGAAGGCTTCACCAATAAAATCTACATCATCCTCTTTTCGTAAATCCTTCAATCTTATGAAAAGAGAATCTATAAATCCAAACTGAGCATCTAATTCACTTCTGACCCATAATGCGGTATCTTCGTCCAGTGGTAATGTTCCGCCGCCATCTTCATAACCAATATTTGCCGCTTCTAGATATGCCTTTGAAATAGCCACTATCAATGGATCTTTATACGTTGGCATATATGCTGTTGTTGTCAAGTATCCTGATATAGCATCATATACTGCCGCCCAAAACTCATTACGAACACCCTGATAACCGCCTAATTGCTTTACTGACTTCAACTCTTTATAAATCTTTTGTTTGTCATCATTAGTCAAATCAATATCATCCTTGACAAGTAAAAGAATATCAGACGGTAAATCCACTCCCCTATTTTTCAGCCAGTTTACAGTATTTTGAATAACATCAGTCATAACAAAATAATCTCATCATCTTCCCGTTTTCGTTGCCATGCCGGAATGATGTCAGTTTCGCGATATAACACAATTGACGGTCCCGGCCATCGTCTCGCTTCTTCGATTGTAACAATCTCTGGTTCTGGAGTTGGCGGAGTTGGAGTTTCCGAGACCGCTTTACCACCACCAAGCCAAAATGCAAGAAAAGATTTATATCCTGCATTACGTAGTATTTTTGCAGATAATCGCTGAAACCAAAGAGGAGATTTATATCCCATCTATCCTACTACAATTGGATCCGCATCGCTATCAGTTGTAATTGTTTTTTGATATGCTTCTGCTGTATCATCCTCTTTGTAAATAGTGACCGAACCGGGATTAGCCGTAGTGCTAAATTTATTACGGATAAATCTAGCGGCATTGAGCAAAGACCGCGATGCTTCACCCGTAATTCCAGTAAAATCATATTTGAGCAATGCTAATGCATTTTCATTTGCCGTAGGAACATCAATGCCGTCCGCAATTGATTGTATTTCGTCACTGTCCAATGTCACGGACGCATTAGCAAATACATAGCTGTCACTATCAAACAGTAATTGGTTAACCTGTGTCAAAACAACAGTCATATCGCTGTCCTGAGATGCATTGTCTGTACCCCGCATATCCGTATTGGTTGTAGTTGTGTCCACCAATGTTACATGAGCCACAATATCATTGACAGGATCAAAATCATTCAACGCCGCAATGTTGGTAAGAACATCGTCAACATCACTATCCTGTGCCGCTGTTTTTGCAGGATCATAAACAGATGTAAGAGAGTATCCAGTTTTATCGCTGTTAGTTGTAACTGTAACTCCTGTAAGCAAATCCTCAACATCACTATCATAAGATGGTGCATAGTTTGGTTGAGACGTTGCAAGAGTCGCGCCATCTGTACCCGTCAAAATATCCAAATCATCTTGAGCAGTTGAAAGAGCGGATGAAGTCGCCAATCCACTTTGTATTTCTGTTACCGCATCCGCCGCAAGAGCATCAGCATCAATTGCATCTGTGGCTATCGCTGTTGCCGTAATCACACCACTGGCTACAGCTCCAACACTGGCATCAATCCGACCAGATACAAGAGCGGCAGGAATACGAGATTGTATATTTTCTGTATCCGTCTGAATACCATCTAACTCTGCTTGTAGTGTTGTACTGGTATCTGTCAAAATATCATTGACATCTGCCCCAACATCATTAGCAGTTTGGACAGTACCCGAAATTTGAATAGTATCGACCTGTAGGGCATCACTAGCGACAATCAAACTATCATAGACATTTGCCGCCAAAACCTCACATTCAACTCTTACCGCTAAAGCTCCAGAAACATGTACGAACACAATCAATCCACCTAATGTATCTGTATCAGTTGCATCCAAAACACAATAATAAATACCGTTTGAAATGTGAGTTGCTCCACCGCTGTTTTTATCTGCCAGTGTAGTCGCTCCCATTTTCCAAAGTTTTATATCAGTGTTGGCAATTGTTAATCCAGTTTCTTCCGTATCACCATCAGTATTATCGACAAAATAACCTAGTGGTATTTCCTGCGATGCTGTTGATTGTTTTATTTTTATGGTCATGATAATCCTTGCATTGTTCTGTGCATATATTTTTGCATTATTGTTCGCATTTCACCACCGCCAAAATTATCACAACGTATTGCAGTATTTTCGATGGTCAATCCTATTTTACCTGTACCAGAATAAGTACCATCTGTTGCACTTCCTAAAACATTGCCATTGTGAAATAAGGTAATAATTCCTCCAACCTGCCATCGTAATCCAAATTGAGCACCCGAAGAAAACTCAAAAGTGCCGTTCGCTAGAACAGTTGCAACAATGTTATCAATTCGTTGTATCCTCCATGAGTCTGTTCCAGATTCAACCTCAATGACAACATTGTAGGCGTCCACTGTCAATATTGAGCCGGTATTCTGTGTCATTAGATTTAGCGCAAATTCATCGTCCGTGTTTCCTTTTGTCGAACAGGTAACAAAACACTCTTGATTGCCAGTATACAATGTGCTTCTGTTCGCAAATGCATATCCAGATGCATTTGACTGACAAGTAGAACCATTTGCCTGGAACGAACCAAGCAGGGCAGTATCCCACCCGGTGGACAAAGGATTTTCAGACCGATTGAAATCATCAAGAATTGGTGTAAGCGGAAATGCCATTATTCCTCGTATTCATATTCTGCAATCGTTCCATCAATATTATTACCACCATCACGCTTTACTTTTTGAGTAGTTCTTTTTATCTTAGGATTATTGACAGTAATTTTATTTTCAATCGGCGTAGGATTTACATCCACATTGACAATCGGAGCGGGAATATCCACTGATTTTATTTCTACCTGTGTTGGTTCATTTGGATGGATATTAGCAGTAATGTTTATATTACTGGGTGATGTGGATTTATTTCCCATTTGTAATAAAACTTGTTTCAATCCCTCCAATACTAATTGAGCGTCCGGGTCCGGCACGCCAAACTCTGATAACAATTGACGTTGTCTAACATCATCAACATACTTGAATTCAAACTCGCCAATATCATAATGTTTATTTTCCTTGATTCTACGTTTGGCAAAGGCTCGAAAATCCTTCTCTTCACCGCCTGCCATTTCTTTTAGTTTTAGTTTACGCTTCTCTAACTCGATTCTTTCTTTGGAGTTTTCCATTCTCTCGTCATTATCCGCATCTTTTTCACCGACACGGGTTAGAGTATCAGATGAACCACCACCAACCTTGAACACTTCCTCAACTTCTGATAACTGTTGCTGTGAAGTAACTCCAACAAATACAGGAGCATTATCAATTACATCTTTACCCAAGTCCAATCGCGCTTCATCACGAGTAATCAAATTAGCTTTAGCTTGATTGACTGTTCGCTCTTCATCCTTCTCCCGCATTGCTTCCAATGCTTTGACCCGTGACACATCAAATCTAATCTCTAGTTTTTTATTGTCCGTAAAATGTGGAAGTAAATCTCTGGTCATTGACTGTTGGATGAATTTCCATTCAGCAGGGATAAACTCCTCGTACCATGCTCCTCTTGCCTGTTCGTAGTTTGAATATGTCGCTCTGTCCATTCCCGATTTAGCAGCGACAAGAATAGGCGGGACAGCATATCCCATACAAATACGAGTTTCAGAACGTGCATCCACTTCGGGAAATACCATCTCTTGGAATGTTTGCCCCATGCGCTCAAACTTCAATCCTTTACCAGTGACAACTACATCGCCGGCATTCTTGGGTCCGCCATGACTTTGACGAAATCTCTCTTTAGCAAATCTGGCATCTGCTTCATTGATAACCTGTTCTGTTGACAACAGACCAGATACAAATGCCCCGTTCTGAATAAATGTCTCTAACATCACAGTCAAATCATTATCTACTTTGATAATATCCCCCAATACAGCAGTAGGAGACAGTGGACGTAATCCGAAGTATTGCGGATCTGCGTACATAAATAAAACCACTTTATCTCTCTTGATATCAACCGCCGGCAGTCCAGTATAAGGGAGATAGCGAATAGCTCGAAGCAATTTTCCCTGACCACGCATGAATGAGCAGTATTGCGGCATCATTGGCCATAGCGCATTGAGTTTACCGTTATTCTTGTAATCCTTTTCCCATGACATGAAACCGGCGATACACAAATACATTTCAATAGCCGCCAGATATTCAGACTGAGATAAATCAGGCGTAGGCTCTTCCATGAATTTATAAAATTCGTCTATTGGTTCTTCTTCATCTGTATCTTTGTTGTAAATCTTCAACATAGGCTCTGAAATAGCCTTCATCCGTTTATCAATGCATGCGTAGGCTACTTCATTAGTTTTGTAACTAAGAGACGCCAAACTCCACGCCTGCGGATACATGTATTGCGGAGCGGTAACTTCCCATGTCGGGAAATATTGAGAATAGGCTTCATTAGAGACTAATCCAAATTCACGCTGGGATGTTATCTGTTGTTGCCTGATTATTTCAGTTTGAGAATTGAGTAAATCTTGGAGATATGCCATTTTCTTTTTTCCTGTGCTAGATATTCTTTTTCCAAGTTCTGGATAGCGTCGTCAATAAAAAAAACCTTTGAACGTTGTCCGATTAGTTTAGCTACTTCCTGACATTTTACTTTATTTTCATCACCAAATATATTTCCTTTGTCATCCCGAAGCCAACCTTTAGACGGTATCCATATTCCATAAATAATTACAGTGTCATTAGTTGACATTTATACCATCCGTAGTATTATAGGAGTTGCCCCCACTCCCGCCGAAGCGATAAACCATCGTAGAAGCAACAGATTTCCCATTAGCAATAGTGGGAAATTCTGTTTTACTTTTTATCTTCATCTAACTTCCATTCTCCACAAAAATCATATTTATCAACTTCTGGCAATTCAGAAGTAATATCACCATTGAAAACTAAAATCTTCGGTGGGTATCTATGACATACTCCACCATCTTCTTCGTTTTCAGTATTATCCCCTTCATAGAACTGACAAATTAAACATACTCTATTAGCCCAGGGTAAATCATTCATAATATTATCTCTTTTCAGCCACTATGTGTTTCATTGTGGGCTATTATTTCATCCATTGCGTCCAAAAAATCTTGCCCTGTGGAGTAGACAGTGTATCCCTTGTCTGTGAAAGTATTTCCACATTCAAGACAGCCATAGATAATTCCACAGAACACGCCATTATATTTTACAGTGTTCATATTATGACAATCTGGACATTCTTTTTTTACTTGACT